TCCATCCAATCCCAAAGGTCAGCAAAACGCCGCTCGAAAATCTGCCCGGCGGGCCGCTTTATGAGCGCATGACCTGAAATCACCCAACGCCCCGCCGCGCGATCGCGAACCGCGTCAAACGTCGCGGACTGCGCTACACCTAATTGCGTCAGCCATTGCAAGGCCTCCGTCCCGTATTCGCGCACACGCGCGACCGTTTCGCTTGTGATGATCTCGCGATCCAGAAGCCACAGGCGCGAGCCCATCCTGACCCCACCAACGGCGGGCCAAGCCTCCCCCCAAAAGCCCCGGCGATCAGACCCATCGGGCAAAGCATCATCCTCGCGCGCGCGCCGGTCCGTAAAAAGCGACGCGGTTACCGCCGTCTCCAATCCATGATCTGTCTGGAGCGACGGCATTTGACCGCCAATCAAGGACAGATCAAACCGGCGACGTTCCGCGTCATAGCGGAGCGCCATGTCGGTGTATAAATTCGACATTCTTACATCCCCTGATTTGGCGGGTCGGTAGGGCCGTTATTATCGTTTTCAGGGTGTTCATGGCCGTTATAGACTTCACGCATACCGGCAACGGTTCGCGTGTTGCCAGACCCCGCCTGATCGGTGATATCGCCGCCAACGGTAGCTTGACCGACCACCTCAAGGTTGCCGCCGATCTTTACATTGCCGGTGAATTCAACATCCGGGCAATTGACCAGCACCTTTGTCGCAATCAGCGCATCAAGGAAATCCGCCCCGTCAATGACGATTTTTTTGCCGCGTTTCAGTGTTATCCGCTGTCCCTGATCATCATAGATACTGACCTCACCCGGAATTACAGCCCCGGACTTCGCCCGATGGCGGCGGTCCATGGGCGGGATCGCAACCGCAAGGTTTCGTTCCAACTGAAACACAATGGTTTCAGCGCCGCGCCCATTGGCATCAACCGGAAGCGGAATATGGCTAAAACCATACCCCTCAAACACCACAACACCATCGAGCGTATCGCCTGAACGCCCCGCCAATTGCGCGGAAATTGCCCCGCCCTGACTGGTCGACTTGGCGTAACGAACCACTGCCCGGAAGATCATATTTTCCACGCGACGCGAGAGACGCTGAAACAAGCCATCTGACATTGCCCTACCCCCTTACAGCGCGACGAAGGGCCGCGTATTGCGCATCACCATCAGCCTTTGCAAAGATCGGCTTGGGCACCCACGCGGCGGGCGGCTCGACCGACAGGGAGGTGCGATAACCGCCCTTGTCTTCATCAAGCGTCAGCCCGACAGAAACGATCAGCATTTCCTCGGCGATCTTGTTTTTCTGATCTTCGACGGCAACCAGCAACCCGGGGCGCCAGATATCCCCGCCCGGGACCTGTTGCCAGCCCTCGCACTGATAGGTGATGGCGGTTGATTTACCGATCCGGCGTGCCATTTCCCAATTAACACGCTGGCGAAGCTGATCGGACGACCCTGCCCCATCGCTTGTCAGGACCTTGGGTCGATACCGACGAACCGCGTCATCGACCGCCGCGGCCTCGGACTGGGCGGCGGCAATACCAAAATCATCATCACTTGTTTGCCCCTGCGACCGCATGATCAGCTTCGAATGCCGATTGGCTTTGGTCAGTTTGGCCGACAGCTCGACAATATTGTTATCGCTTTGAAGCTGACCGGACCCCGTATATCGATAGCGAAGATCCGTTTGCGCTCTCGCGAACCCCGGACGACCAAGAACGATATCGCCGGAACCCACCGACCATGCCATCAGGCCTCGTTCCCGGCATATCCGGTCGATCACCTGCCCGACTTCCTCGCCTTGTTCGATCTTGATCCGGTCAAACCGATCACCGACATCGACCAACGCCGACACCGCGATACCAAATGGATTGCAAAGATCGACACAAGCCTCAAGCAGTGAAAGGTTATGATACTCCCCACCCGGCACGATCGCCGAACAATCGACCAGATCACCCGCCTTTGATCGCCCGCTCAGTCGCGTTCCTTCCTGATCGGGCACAGTCGAATTGTCGACTTCCTCAAGCCAACCCGTAAGCAATTCATGATCCCCAAACCGCGCCTTTACAGCCATATCTTCGCCGTGATCCGGCGTGAAGTCCGGGGTAGTCAAGGCAAAGGAATTGGCGATATCGCTGATCGAAAAATTGAACGAGCATTTCTGCCAGTCATCGTAAATCTTGCCATCCAGCTCGACTTCAGGTGCATCAATCATCAAGAACCTCAATCGGCGCCCAAGACGCGACCATATTCGGATGCGCAATACCGTTGCGCTTAACGATTTCAGGTGCACGGCGCGCATCACCATAAAGGCGATGGGCCGTCACAACCGACGCCTCGGTTAACCAAGGCATGTCGCTGATCGTCTTAGCCTTGCCCGCCCCGGCTTCGCGCGTGTAATCAACCACAGACGTTCGAACCGACGACAGGGCAGAAAACACACCGGCGTCACTTTCACCGGGGACATTACCGCCCGCCCGATCCATTTCCCGGTCGATGACATCAAGAAACTGGCCGGTTATTTCAGCCGCCTGATCATATGAAACGAACGTATAGTTCGGCAGAAGCTCCGCCGCTGCCGAAATCGCCGTTCGCCGGATCAACGCCCCAAGCGCCGTGCGATTGACCGCCTCGACCTGCCGGGTTGCGGTCGATACTGGAACATCGACACCCGCCGCTTCAAATGCAGACAGGGAAAGAAAACCGTTCACACCTTCCGCGGCGTCAGGAACCGAGGACGAAAGCAACGCAAAGCCAGAAGAAATACCACTCGCAATATCGACACCCCCCCCGGTCAGGGCGGTTAATCCGACCGCTCCGATCCCGTCGATCGCATCCGACATCGAAGCATCAACCCCGATCGCCGTAAAAAGCTGCCCACCGACCTGATCCGTCAGCGTGCCAATGACATCAGCCCCCGCTTCGCGGACAAATCCCGGCATGCCATCCGTGATATAACTGTTGACGAAGGCGGCACTCGCTGCAGATGACAACGCCGAGGATTGCACGCCGAGCTGATAGACATTGGAAACGCGCCCCGGTGTGAACCCACGCTCCGCATTCTCGCCAACTTCCTCAAAGACGATCGAGAAATTGGCAACACCTTCAGCCGCGAAACTGTTGGAAACGTCGTAGTCAGCGACCTTTACCCATCGCTCGGAAGTCAGGCCGCCGAACGGGTCCACAAAGGTTCCTGGCCCCTCTTTTTCAAGCGCGGCAATCAATTGATCGCGCGCGGCAAATCCATCAATGGTCAGAACAAAACAGTCGACATTGAATGTCCGGACCTTACGACCAAGGTCCTGTGTGTCTGCATCATCCCGGTTCGGACGTTCCACTGTGGGGCCACGACGCCCGGACGAACGACGCACCGAGCGGACAATCATGGGCGCACTGCGCCACAGCCCGTCCCGCACTTCATCCTCAAAAGCCATATTGTTAAATCCCCGGCAAACCGCGCGATACCTGGCTTAACTGATCCAGCGTATTTCCCGAAAGCGACCCGGCACCAAGCTGCGACACCGGAAGCAACCTTTCACCGGCCCGCAAATCACGCTGCCCGATAAGATATTCAAGGTATCGGCTTTGCTTTGACCCACTGCGCGATGTCCGCAACGCTTCCTGCATGTCCGCAATGAAATACGCCGCGAGCTTTTTCTCGCTAAGCCCCTCGATCATTTCGCGAAACCGCCAACGCGGTGCGACGCGGAACGATTTAGTTACCGTCCACAACAATGATATCGGCAACCGACTGTTTCGCTTCTGGCGAATAAACACCCCACGCTTGCCACTTTTCATCGTTGCGATGAAAGGCTGCTGTTTTGCGTAGGCTTTCGGATTCTTCTTAGAACGCCGCCCCTTCGGATAGGCCCCGGTAGACGCAATCATTTTGCGCACCTTGGCCTTTTTAAAACGCGATGTAACCTTGCCTTCTTTGGATTTGCGCGTGCGCGCCCCCGACCCCGGCAACCAAGCACCCTGCCCGGATTTACCAGTACGGGTACCGCCCTCTTCCTGATCCTCCATAAACCAGAATGGCGTCCCTATCTCGGCCCGGATGGAAGACTGTTTTTTGTTGCTGGCATTCACGAATAATGCGCGGCGACCACCACCCTTGGCCTTTAAGGAATTCTCGCGGATCGTAAAACGTCGATCCATCTTCGCAAGCACCTCGTCCCGCGCTTCGAATGTCACCCGGTTGATCGCCTTGGATAAGGCAAACGGAACCTGTTCCTTTTCAAGACGGGTCAAATTGGCGATGATCTGATCGACATTGTCGGCATAAGACATGGAAAGCATACATCACCCTTAAAACCCTCCGACATTGTTGACGATGACAAGTGGCACGACCACACCCGGACTTTCTTCATCGGCAAAAGTCAGGGAATGGCGCGTCACATGCGCACCCGGAAGGTCTTTCAATACGCGTTGATAAATCCCCGCCCAATCGGTGGGCGCATAAACCTTGTTCAAAAAAGGATGATCGGACGCCAGTATCACCTTGCCGCGATATCGGCTTGGCGAAACCTTGATCCCCCGTTCTTCCAGCGCGATTTTCACGTCATCGCGGTACTGCGCGAAAACGATCATTTCCGATACCGGCACCCCGCGCCCCATCGAATGACGCAATAGATACCTCAGACAATCCTCGGCCCGCATCCGCGCCAGGTCATCAAGCCGATCCTGTTCACTCATGCACGACATATCCGGCAGCGTCGCCGAATTGGCCCATACATATCGCGCCCCGGCCTCGCCATATGTCGCCCGCGCCTCACGCACGAGCGCAAGATCATAATGCCGTTCCGATCGCGGGATTGCCGATGGCGGCAAATTCTTGCGACTGGAAACCGGAACAATCCCCGGCATTTCATAATGACCATGCTTGCGCAAGGCTGGCAGCACCTCGGCGGTCACCCATTTCTTGAACCGTTTCGCCGCTTCCTTGCGGCTGGTCAGGATCAGGGAATAAAGACCGCTTTCGTTGATGATGGTCAGTTCCTGTTTTCCACCGGGGGTCGGAATAATAGTCCGACCCTTTTCATCATCATCCAATCTTTCAGCAGCTTTATGAGGGGACCTCATTTCCAACACCTGACAAACGTCAGCATGAACAAACCAGATTGCACCTTCAATATCGACAGTGCGAACCGACTGACCTTCAAAATCAAACGATACCGGCAGGGTCATGACTTTGCCCCTTCCAGCATCGCAACCGCGTCTTTGCGGATCGACCGAACCCATGCATAGACCTGCAAGCAATCAGCCTCGGTCAGCCCCTTGTTACCCGGCCCGACCCAATCTTCAAGAATATCGAACTTCTTTTCCAGCTCACCGGACGTAACAGCCGGGATCACCCGCAATTGATGCTCCCGCCAGATCGACAGGACATTGAGGACTTCGAAAACTTCATCCACTTCCGTAATGCCTTTCGGCGGATCGAATTTGACTGCTTTAGACATGATTTGATTGCCCTATGAAGTACCAAGTGGTATTTTTTGTATCACTTGGAACTTTTATGGTCAATTAAAAATCACATGGTACAAAAATGATCACTGGATCACAGATCAGAGCTGCACGGGCGCTCGTTAAATTCACCGCTCAGGACCTAGCCGAAAAGGCAGGTGTAGGCTTAATGACTGTCAGAAGGTCCGAGGCATCAGACAACGACACACCAAACATCAACAAGCCTAACCTGGTGGCAATCAAAAACACCCTCGAAGCCGCAGGCGTAATCTTTATCTCCGAGAACGGCGAAGGCCCCGGCGTCCGCCTCAAGAAGCAGTGAGGCGGTGCCGCTTTCGCGGCACCATATTACCTATCGCTTATTGACAGGCCCCTCACCATCCCTCACGCTATCGCCACCACAACCACAGCGTGAGAAATCCTTATGACGACACCTCCATATCATCAGATCAGAGCAATGGGCATTCCTTGGTATCGCAAGGAAGACTATCCCAAAATCCTCAAGATCATGTCAGACGGGAAGGTCCTTCCCCGCACTTGGGCCGAGTGGAGCAACAAGGCCGAGCAACTCCGAGAAAAGCTCGTCAAGGACGGGGTGATCGTCGAAACCGTTCTTCTCGACCCGGATGAGTTCCCCGGTTGGTGCAAAGCGCGGGGCCTGGACGTCAATAGCCAGGCACGCACAACCTTCGCCAACGAGGCCGTTGCCCGGAAACACGCGCCCACTCACTGATAACGTGGCATTAATCATTTGCATTAACTCCGAGTGAGAAATCCTTATGAACAATCCCTATCGCGATCAAGTCCTCGACATTGACTGCCCCGCTTGCAACAAGTCGCTCAAGAAAAAGATCGGAGAACTTGGCAACAAGAGTTCGATCCGCTGTCCCGCTTGCCGGAAGGACATCAAGCTTGGTGGCAAGCTCGGGGGACTGCTTAAGGAAGTCGACAAGATGTTTGGGAAATTCTCCGGCTAGTTCGTAGACCGGTGTAACCTGATCAATCATATCAAGCGTAAGCGTATGCGTCATACCCACATCTCCAAAATAAACCGCGCCGATGGTGCAAAATGAAAGAAAAGCACCATCGGCGCGGGAATGCTGGAATTACCCAGCACCCATACCCGCAAGACTTGGCCCTGTCCGCAGGCTGGTTTCCAAACCAATACCGGTCGATTTTGACTGCCGAACGCGGGCATTGGCAGCACCATCACCCACGATTTCGACGACGATCTTACCCTCTGGCGCTTGCTGCGATGCACGCGCGCCCGCCTGTGCCTGCGCATTCGCAACACGCTGCGGCATGTTTATGAAATCAGCACGAGGATCCGCGTTGGGCTGGAATTTCGGCCCGTTATCGAGCTTTGCCGATTCTTCCTCTGTCATCGCGCGAGGCTTGCTAACACCTAGCTTTTCAACCACCCAATCGGGCAGTACAGACATCATCGCCCGCACTTTTTCCGAAATGATGGCCGCAAGATCGAAGTCGGTCAGGTATTTGACCAGCCCGGTAAACCCGTCATAGAGCAATGAAAACGGATTGAACTCGGCCATATAGGCCATCACACCGTCGATGAACCCGGTTTTAAAAGCCGACCTTACGGCGTCGATCTTGCCGGTGAAGTAACTGACAATCCCATCCCAGTTATCGTAAATCACATAAGCCGCTGCGCCGATTGCAGCGACAGCGGCGATAATCGGATTGGCAAGCATCACAGCGCCAAGATTTACAATCGCCGCCCCTACCGACACCAGCGAAGCAATCAGCGGGCCTGCCATGATTGCCCCCAAGGCAATCAGAGCATTTTGCCACCCGCCGATGAAATCGATAAAACTCCCTCCCATCCGCATGATGTTTTCAATCTTGCGCATGAAGGATTCTAAAGCCTGACCGGCTGGGGTAGTTCCATCTTCAGCCGCCGTAAACCAACCGGTCATCGTTTTGGCGGCATCCGAGATTGCCGTACCCAAACGCTCCACAATCTGCGGGCGGATCGAGATTATGAATTCCTTCATCTTGGTAATCAACGGCGTCAAAACAGGCATTAAAGCGCCCATCAAGCCGTTACGCACTCCGGTAATCGATTTACCAAAGCTGTCCATTGCGTCGTTATAGGCTTCGGTATCCTTCGCCGCCTGATCGCTGATCATGCCAAGATCGGACATTTCATCGAACAATCGGTTCATTTCCTCTTGTGGCTGCTGCAATAGCAGCGACATTTTCGATCCACTTTCGCCAAACAGCTTCATCGCTGTTGACGTGCGCAGCGCCGGGTTCTCGATCTTGCGAAATGCAGCCTGCAGCTCGGGCAATAGATCGTTCAGATCACGCACATTGCCCTGATTGTCACGCAGCGGGA